CTGAACCAGCAGAGATTTTTGGAAATTGATATTCAGTAATTAGATCATCAGGAGAGTAAGAGTCTTCTGGAAATACTGCAGCTCTTGTAATATGGCGATATCCACTAAACGTGAAATTACCTTCACCATCATGCTTAACTGTAAGTTGAGTTTCTGGATTTACAGGTATAACAAGTTTTATTAGCTGATTACCAGCTATTTTAACTCTAAGAACAACACAATTAATATATTGAACAGGACCTCCTCTGGAATACCATCTAGGAAGTTTAGTAACCCGCCCTCCCCGGCTTGTAACAAGGGTCATCTCAGTTCCAGTATGTTTAGAGATACCACCCTCACCTTTTAATAGAAGACTATCAGCCATTGCTTTTTCTTGAATACTTATATCTATTCTAAATCATTTTTTGTTCATTACGTTTCACCCACTTAAGGTTATTGACATGACAATTGGTTTTATTTTTATCAATATGCTGAACAACTGTACAATCTTTAGTAGTACCAAGGGGAGTTGGCGGAGGATCAAGGAATGCCAAAGCTACTAATTTGTGTACACAAACATATTTAGGTTTCTGTCTACCTATACGTTGTGTAAGAGTAACCATAGGGTAGCCAGCTTTGTGGAATTTATATTTCAGCAATCTTTCGACATTTCCTTTTGTACTTTTAATTTTCCCTTCTCGATTGACGTAATATTCAATACAGCATTCAAATCCTGGCAAAGTATGTATAGGTATCCATTCTGTAGTATCAATAAAATGTTCCATGAATATTCGGGAAGACTAACTATACCCTTAGTTTAGTTAGTAATATTTAAGTATGTGAGCGAATAAATGCTCATATAGAACATTTAGCTTAGGAGATTCAGTCCATGTGGATTGATAATGATTTTCCGAAGCTTCTAGGTGCAGAACTGTACCGCCCCCACCCGGCATACATCATTGAGATGGCAGTTGAGCCAGTGGTTGTTCACGACTTTAGTAAGCAACCCGGTCAAACTGTTCAACTCGATCGTTACCGTTTCTGGGGCAAGCCCGGCACTAAAGAGAGCCGTGAGCGTACAGCTGATCAAACACTTGGAACAGCTTCGGCACGAAACATCGTGAAGGATAAGGTTCTTGTCACTCTTCGTGAGTACACTGGACCTGCAGACACCCGCGACACTGCACAGCCTTCTACATTTAAAGTCGCACGTGAGACCCTTATCACTGCTCAGCGTTTGCTGCTTGATACAGGTAATTTGAACGTTTTCCACCAGTCAATTGGTAGCCTTACGCTACTTGATGATTACCGCCGTTGGAGGGACCGTGTGTTCGCCAACGAACTCATGAAAGCTGATGATGGAAGTCAAGCTTCTGAAGAGCGTGGCGGATACTATCTGCCTTTGGATAAAACCAAAGGAGGTACAGGCGGCACCCTTGGTGTAACATATGATACTGGTGAAGACGCTAAGTTCACAGTAAAAACTGACTTGCTGGAAGTTGTTAAGGATATGCGCAAGCGTAATGTCCCAACATTCTCAGATGGTTACTACCGTTGCATCTGCGACCCTACTGCAATGATGCATCTGCGTCAGGACCCCGATTTCAGAGAGATCGCTAAGTATCCTGGCCAAGGTATGATCAATCCGATGCAGCCTAACCAAGCACCTAACGCTACCTTCTTCCAAGGTATGGGTCCTGCTTATGGTCAAGCCGGTTTCGTAGCTGGACAGCCAGTGATGCCTACCGGATTTCTTTTTGAGGGAGTTCGTTGGTTTGAATCAACAAACCTTCCTGAACAAATCGATAATCTGATCATTAATGATGCTCCTGGACCGAACAACACCGCTGAAGATTTTACTGCAGCTCAGTTGATTTTCTTCGGTCCTCAAGCACTCGGCGTAGGTATCGGTGGAAACAATGCTCAGATTCTTTTGAACAATAATGATGACTTCTCACGATTCATCATCATGATCTGGAGTCTGTTTGCCGGTTTTGAAGTTCTTAACAAAGACTTCATTACGGTTGCCTACTCTTTCGTATATTGATAGGAGGTAACTAAAATGGCTATTATTTTTCCCGGAAACTATGTAGAGCGTTTGAACGCTTATTCACAAGCTAAGACTATTGACGGCACTACCACCACCCCTGCTCAAAACAGGCAAGGTGTGGAAGCACTTCCTGGTCTTAATTATTACTCAGCAGTTGGTGTTGTTATTGTTCCAGCAGCAGGTCTAGCAGCAGGCAATCATGCTTGCATGGTACTATCTCCTGACATGCGAGCTGATGACAAGCCTCGTCTTGATGTGGCTCTTCAGATTCCAGTTGGCGCAAAAGTTTATCGTATTGCACTTCGTGGAATTAATATTAAAGGAGCTGCTGCTAGTGGTGAGTTGATCACAGTAACGAAGAGTTCTGCAGGTGGTGCATTTAGCAACACGGATCTGAGACCACAACTTGAAACAGTCGCGGCCAATGCGGCTGGGGATTATCTGTATACACCAGATAATGCTAACTCAGAATTCAAAGGTTTAGCTGCTACAGCTACTGAAGCAGTTACCGGAAATGAGATTGCAATTCACGCTACAACCGCAGCTGCGGTTAATGTCCTCGATACTGATGACGTTTCAGCTATTCTTGTTGAAATTTGTTATTTCATGGATGCTGCTGCTCCTGTAACAGATGATGTTAATCTTCCATTTAAGACTGAAGCAGGTTCTTCCTGATTCTTTTTAAATGAATTTAAAGCGTCCTTCACTGGGCGCTTTTTTTGTGCCTATAATAAAACAAGTAGTCTACAACATACAAATGGCAAAAACAGAGACAACTGAATCTCCAACGAAACTATTTCAAGATGAGAAGACAGGTAAGCTTGTAGAGTTTCTTAGTGTATTCGATAAAGATTATGCAAAAGTACGTGATGCATCTGGTAATATTATTTATGTGACTCTTGAGCAGCTCGTTCCTTATCATGCAGAGAAAGGCCGGCTTGCAAAGATCACTGCTCCAATGACTATCCCTGAACCAGAGGAAGCTCCTCCAGTAACTGCAATTCCAGCAGAAGATGTACGTTTAAATATGAATGCCGCTTCAGCTGAGCAAATTCAAAAACGCCTTCCTGGTGTTGGATATACAACTGCTAAAAGGATTATTGAATTGCGTATGTCTCTTTCAGGAGAACGCTTCAGTAACTTAAAACAGCTGGAGAATATTCCGCGAGTTAATTGGGAGCAAGTTATTAAAGAAGATCTTATTTTTATAGGTTAAAATATAAAGGTAGAAGACATTGGTAGCCAGTCATGGCATTAAGCGATAAGCTTGCTGAACATAAAAATACTGAATATGTCTCCTCAGGTGGTAGTAATACTTCCTATAAATCAGGTCATAAAGAGCGTCTTCAGCATAAGAAAGATAAAAAAGACGCTGCTAAAAAAGCAGCATCTGACGCAGCCGCTGCTGCAGCAAAGAAAAAAGCTGATGATAAGGCCGCTAATAAAACTGCTAGACAGGAGACAAGAGCGGCTAATAAAACTGCTAGACAGGATAAAAGAGCAGCTAATAAAACTGCTAGACAGGAGACAAGAGCAGCCAAGCAAGCAGCAAAGAAAAAAGCTGCTAATAAAACTGCTAGACAGGCGAAAAGGGCTGCTAATAAAACTGCTAGACAGGAGACAAGAGCAGCTAATAAAACTGCTAGACAGGAGACAAGAGCAGCCAAGCAAGCAGCAAAAGCAGCACCTAAAAAGCCAGCACCTAAAAAGCCAGTAGCTAAAAAACCTTTAGCAGCAAAACGTAAAAGGCTTAATGCAAAAGTAGCAGCTGGGAAGATTACCGCTGCTCAAAAGAAAAAAAGAATGACTAAGGCTAGAGCTAAAGCAAAGCCAGCACCGGCAAAGCCAGCTCCTAAAAAGCCAGTAGCTAAAAAACCTTTAGCAGTAAAACGTAAAAGGCTTAAGGCAAAAGTAGCAGCCGGGAAGATAACCGTTGCTCAAAAGAGAAAAAGAATGACTAAGGCTAGAGCTAAAGCAAAGCCTGTAGCCAGAAAACCAGCAGCTAAAAAACCTTTAGCAGCAAAACGTAAAAGGCTTAATAAGAGAGTAGCAGCTGGGAAGATAACCGTTGCTCAAAAGAGAAAAAGAATGACTAAGGCTAGAGCTAAAGCAAAGCCTGCAGCCAGAAAACCAGCAGCTAGAAAGCCTTTAGCAGCAAAACGTAAAAGGCTTAATAAGAGAGTAGCGGCTGGGAAGATTACAAGATCACAAAAGCAGAAGAGAATGAAACGTACAAGGAAGAGAATTAAAAGAGGAAGAACTCGGTAGGTTTTTTCCCTCTTTCTTTCTTTTAACTTTCAAAACATTTGTAAATTACGGAGCTACAACAATGAGTGTCACCACTAGGACTAATAAAAGAGGCCAAGAAGTCAAAGTTCGTACTAAAAAAGACGGTACGAAAATTAAAACTAGAACTAACGCCCGTGGGCGAAAGGTTAAAGTTGTATCAAAAGCTTCCGGTAAAGCCGGAAAAGGGTTAACAAAGACACGTACAGTTAGAGGTAAAGGTGGTCCTCAAAGGTCGACCACTACTAAGCTTGGTCAGAAGCGCAAAGGTCTTGGCAGAAATGTTCGATCTAAAACTAGTACTTCTACGTCAAGAGGTCCTGAAGGTAAAACCACTACTACGAAAAAAGCTAGTGCTAATAAGATGTCTGTAATGAATCGCGCTAGGCGTCGCGCAAAAACTGGTAATACCGGTGGTAAAAATCTCAAAGGTGCTGCTAAGCGTGCTTCTAATAATATCAATCAGGTAGTGAAGCGTAAGGCAAGAAAGCAGGAACTGAACAAGAAGATTGCAGGTGCAAAGAAAGGTAGTGATAGGATGAAGAAGCTCAAGGCACGTAGATCACGGGTTAGTACTAGGCTCGGTAATTCTAGAGCTAGAGCCGCAGCAGCTACTAGGACAGTTAGACGTAACAAAAAAGGTAAGAGCTGATTAATTATGGCTAGCATAGAAGACATTCTTGTAATGAAAGCAATGGAGGATCAAGGTCCTTCATTGGAACAACTAGCTGCTGCTGGGATGCTTACGGGTGGAACCGTAGGTGCCCTCGGCGGTCAGGGTGCTCATGCAATTGGGAATCAAATCAATCGTGGTAAAGATGCACTTGCTGCTCGACAGGGTTTATCCCGAAGCGGTGGTCAGCAATTTCGATCAAGATTGAAACCTGGTAATCGTATGGCAGGTGGATTAGCAGGCGCAATTATGGGAGGTCTTCTAGGTGCTGGTGTTCAGCAGTTAGCCATGCAAGAGTCTGAAGCAGCTCGGCTTTTAGCAAAAGGGCAGTTAGGGCAGCTTACTCAATACGATATGGCTAAGTTAGAGAAAATACTAACTGAAGCCTATGATTCTCAGACTAGACAAGGAGTAGTGTAATGCAATTAGATGATTATCATAAGTCTAAAATCCGTTTTCATTTAGGATTTAATGCAGGTGCACAAATCCCAGCTGGTGATAGATCACGTCTTGAAGAAGCTATGGCTCTAGTTCCCGATGAACTATGGCATGGAGAGATTGTGTATCAGGTTATGCGGTGTGATATCGCATGGAAAGCTAGTGCCTTTTTCCCTGATGATTACAATGATCCAGAAGGTACTGGTAATGTAAACTTCTCAAGATTAGAACAGATTTCCGGTGATGTTCAACGGGCAATTTCAACAACTGATCCGCTCAAGGCTGACGCGACATTCCGTGAGATTTATTTAAGAGAAGGCGATCGTTTGGCAGAAACATTATATGTACCAAACTACAGAAGGCCTGAAACACGTCGGTATGCATTTGAACGTGCAGGTGCTGAATTTATTATGGCAGTCCCTGGCCCTGCAGATACAGCTGTGGGTACACGGATGTTGCTTAGAAATATTTGGCGATAAGGTTAGAATAGACAAAGGATTATTATAAAGACTATCATGGCATGGACACCTATTAAAATGAATAGCGGTATCAATGATCAATTGATAGCTGCTAAAGCACAAGCTGGTAACAATTCTCTTTATCAGATTGGTCAGATGACAGGAGAAGCTCAGATTGCTGATCAAGGTATCTCTAATCTTGTAAAGCAGAGTACTTTAAAGAATAAGTATGGTAACGCGAATGTTCCATTTAATCAACTTACTAATGGCTTAGAGACAAGTAATTTTAGCCAAGAAGATGGCCTTTCAGGTGGAGGAAGCAACACTAGTGATCCTAAAAATCAGTCAGGTGATTTAGCTTTAGGTAAGTCGATGACGATGCAACCTCAGACATCTTATGATAGTGAAACCCTTGAGCCTTCTGATGCACAGTTAGATACGAGTGGCCTGGAGCAACGTCTATATAATTATGCTATTGCCGGTCGTGGTCATAATCTCAATGAAGCACACAAAATTTATCAGGTTTAATCATGGCTAGAAAGAAAAAAGCAGAAACAAGAGACGGATTCGTTCAAGCAGTTGATCCGAATCGTGAGAAGATGGCAGCATCTTTCTCAGTCCTGCCTGGTGGTCCTGGGACTATGGATCCTGGCAACGTACTTAGCAACCAAAACAACGGTATGCCAGGTCCTAACATGACACCTTATGGTGACTTTAGAGTACAGAGCCCTGCCACTTCTCCTGTGTTTTCAGCTCCTCCTTCAGGATTACCACAAGCTAATCCTCCAGGACAGAAGAAGAATGCTCAGCCTTATAATATGCAGCAGCAGCCTCCAGGGCAGCTTCAGCAGATGATGGAAGGACAGTACTTAGGACAACAGGCAATGGCTAAAGGCCTAATGCCTAGCAGTATGGGACCCATCGGAGCTGCTACTCCTATTGGTGGTTCTATCAATCCAATGCAGCCACAACAAGACCCAGGTACGCTACCCTTACAAGGCATGCCTGATGCACAATTAGCAGTAGGGCAGCCCCCAGTACCTCCTCAGAAAGGTACAAATACAGGGCGAGGTGGTGGACGCAATCGCCCACAAACAGCATAAGGTAAAAACAAATGGCATCAACCGCAACGAATAAGCAACCGCTTCTAGTAGACCGTCCGTTACATAAGGTTTATAACCTTAGTAAGGCTATTACAGGTAGCCCTATTGTAGGAGCAGCAAACGCAACTATTGATATTACAGGTACAAACACTTGCGTACCTGTGGTTAATGCAATCAGTACTGATGGTGCTATCCTTGAAAGCTTTTATACAATTTCTAGAAGTACAACACAGTATTACGTTAATCTCTATTTCAGTAATCAGGCTGACTTCCTAAGAACAGACGCTATTTTTATTGGTCAATTACAAACAAATAGCGGTGGCCAAGCAGCGATTTCTGAATGGACTAATATGCCAACTATATTAGCTCCAGTACCTCAGTTCCAAGCAAACACTCAAGCTACTGCTGGTGGTAATACTCAGTGGGTAGGGAATACAAATAAATTCCAAGCACTATATGTACCAGCAGGGACTTGTCTCTGGGCGGGTATGCAAATCGATGCTGAAGCAACAGGTGGCCCTATCGCAGGATTTTCTGGCGGCTGGTACTAATGCCTAGAAAACAGAACGGCTTTGGTAATTTCAATGTCGGTGCTGTTAAAGGTATTTCATCTAGTCTTAAGCCTAGTAAGGTTGGAGCTGCTGGTATCTATCCAAGTGATCGTACATTCGGTAGCTCCGTTGTTAGATCTGTAATTGAGAAATATGATTTAGATAGTAAGTGGGTACGTTGGCGTAAAGGTCTAGAGTATTATTATAGAGCTGCGTGGTATCAGATATATAAAACCGATGCAAATGGTGAAGTAGTATTAGATGCTAATGGAAATAAAGAGAAAGCCTTCCTTGATTCACGTTTGTATCAAGGTACAGGTTATGAAATTGACGTAGAATTTATTGGCTATAGATTTCCTACAAACAAGTCTGACTCTAATAATCATTATGTTGTTAAACGGGTTAATAAACAAACTCCTAATCTAGGTACTGTCTCTGCGGTATATAACGATAAAGGTGTAGTTTACAGTTTAGGAGGTGGTCTGACAATTAAGGGTTCGGATAATTTTAATCATCAGGAAATTTGGTTAAAGGCTACGAACACTAGTGATTTATTATTGCGCATCATTGGCGAAAGAGTAACTGATGTAAGTACCTCTGCAACATTGAAAAATGTTTTAAATGATCAGCTGCATCCAGCTATATATTTTGGTAAGACAGATATAACAAAAAAAGCTGAGATAGTAGTAACAGTACCTGTCAACGATATCTTAGCAACTACTTTTGTACAAAATAATGGGAATACTGTACAGGCACTAGTAGGGCAGATTGGTAGTTTAGGTGCTTATGCAGAAGAAGTAGCGATTACAAATGAAGTATTCACAGATTCAAATTATGAGTTCTCTGTAACAGAATCAGTAAATAAGACAAATCAGTCATTTCAATTATTGAATAATACAACAGATTTTTCGCCTACAGTGCTTGATATATCTGAGATGGCAAAAATTTATGAAACCACTACATCCAGCTTCAGCTTTAATGCTACCTATGATTTTGTAAAAGGTTATTATCAACGATTTTTTGGTGACAGGTATTTAACGGGTGATGTAGTTAAATCTGAATGCAGTAAATTATCTTACTCAATACCACCTTTTGTTATTAAATCTGTCCTAACAGTAGGTAGTAATTTAGAGATCACTGCTGTACCCTTTGAAGCTGATATGCAATTGTATAGCTTAACATCAGACAGATATTTAATATTTACTGATTTTAGTTTTACAAAGAAAGAGTTAGATACTTATAGTGATAAGGATTATCATAAACCAGGCGATCCTTCTAACCCTAATCCGTGGTATAGATTAGATAATGATATCAATCCGTGGATGGATCAGGTCTTTACTTCAGGGCAGACATTATCTATTGCAGATGTTTACTGTTGTAGTTGTCCTAATTTTTCTAATTCAATTATCCGTATGCCTGAGTCATCAAATGATGACGGTAAGACCATCACTAATAGACAGTATAGATTCCCTTTACCTACGGCAATGAGTAAAGTTGATTTTGATAATATTGGTTTAGCTCAAGCTGCAGGTATTGTACAAAGCTGGGAATCATTTTCTCAACGTACTGGTTTCAAGATGTGTAAGCATTCAATTGCAACTATGTTTACAGATAGACTTAAGCTTAAGGAACCTAATGAGTATCCAACAATGGATACACGGGAGAAATTTGAAGCAAAATTAGAGAAGGATATAGAAGAAGTATTAGCAGCCGCAGATGCTAGTTATAGACGTAGTGGTATAACCAATATTGAATTAGTTTATACTTTAGCTGAAGGATTAAATTTAGACGAAGTAGAAACAGCAGCTGTTGTCTTAGGTACTAAATTTTAAATAAACGATTAGTATATAGGAGTAGTCAATATAATTAATTACAATGTTTAGCGAAGAATCTTTTCAGATGCCTTTAGAGGCCCAACTGAAATTACGTTTAGTTACTGATGAGATTAAAAAATGTACAGATGTGGAAACATTGCAGAATAGTTTAGTTGCTACCACAGAACTCGTTGCTAGATATCAAGCGATGATGGGCGTGCTGATCAAGGATATGATGGAGATGGAAATTACAGTTATCAATAATAGTTAAAATATAAACAGGATTATTACTCCTGTTTATATAGGGCTTTTTAGCTATGAAACTACAATTAAAGCGCAGTGTAGCGTTAGATGGTACTTCGCCAAATCAAACGCCAAAGCCGCCTACTGCGGAGCAGATGAATTATGGTGAATTAGCTGTAAATTATAACTCATCATTTGGACCTGTAGTTTTCACTAAAGATAGTTCAGATAATATTATAGAAATTGTACCTAAGCTTTCTACTATTGTACGTACAGATCAAACTTCAACACAGGTTGTTTCTAGCAAGATTGAAACATTAGCTACTATTTCTGGAGATAGTTCTACAACAGTTACAACAAAAGGTTACGTAGATACAGTTGATGCTACTAAGCTTAATTTAACTGGCGGTATAATGACAGGTGATATTACCTGGAATTCAAGTCAGACATTTATAGGAGCTAATGTTACTGGTATATTAAGTATTTCAACGACAGGGAATGCAGCAACTGCTACACAGCTTACGAATACAAGAACGATTGGCGGGACAGGTTTTAATGGTACAGTAAATATTGATATTGCAGAACTTAATGCACAACCTGCATCATATTATTTGGATGCAAGTAATTTAAACGCAGGTACTGTCCCCCTTGCTCGTCTCTCTGATGCATCAACATCTGTTAAAGGGATAGTTCAACTGTCTAGTGCAACAAATAGTACTTCTGAAGCCTTAGGCGCTACATCTAAAGCAGTTAAAAATGCATATGATTTAGCTGATGCTGCTTTACCTAAGTCTGGCGGCTCTATGGATAACAATGCTGTTATTACATTTTCAAGTGCGCAAACATTCGATCCAACTAAAATAAGTGCTGGTACATTACCCTTAACAGTATTAGCACGAGCATATACAGATGGTTCTATATATGATGCTGATATCAATTCATTAGCTAATATTTCGCTTGACAAGTTAGCTACAGGAGCTTTGCCTACAGCAATTACGATTACAACATTTAATGTAGTAGATGGTACACTCACAAATAACGATATCAGTAGCACTGCTGCAATTGCATTTTCAAAATTACAAACAGGAACATTACCTTCAGGGATTCAAGTAACAAGTGCTAATATTACAGACTTAGAGATTGTAAATTCAGATGTAAGTAATAGTGCCGCTATTGCTGGAACTAAGATTGTTGGTGCAACAACAAGCGTAGTAGGTACTGTTCAACTAACAAGTGTTGTTAATAGCACTTCAGAGGTATTAGCAGCTACTGGATTAGCAGTTAAAAATACCTATGATCTAGCAAATTCTGCTTTACAAAGGTCTGGCGGATTCATGACTGGAGTGATAACATTTAATAGCGGTCAAACATTTGATCCAACTAAGATAAGTGCAGGCCCTCTTCCATCTAATGTTACTGTTTCAACTACAAACATAGTAGATGGTACTATTGTTGATGCAGACATTAGTAATACTGCAGCTATTGCGGCAAGTAAAATTGTATCTGCTTCTACATCAGGTAAAGGAGTTGTACAGCTATCAAGTGTTGTTAATAGTACTTCTGAGATAGTAGCTGCAACTTCAGCAGCAGTAAAGATTGCATACGATGCAGCAATGGATCAGAGTGAAATTTCTGTCGGTGTTGATCCTCCAAGTAATCCAAGTCAAGGGGACCTTTGGTGGGATTCCTCACCTACCATTGGTAATGCCTTTATTTACTACGTCGATGCAAACTCTTCTCAGTGGGTGCCGATGGTGCCTGGTACACCAGAAGTGGACTACACCCGTGTCGTTGTTCTAGATAGCACTTCAGCACAGACAATGGTTGGAGATCTGTTGATTCCAGCAACTACTGGTGGTACAAGTAATTCAGCAGCAGTAACGAAATTATATGTAGATACAGCAATAACAGCAGAAGATTTCTGGGATAGGGATAGTGGTACAAGTACTCTGAGTCCTAATACAGCAGGAGATTCTATATCCGTAGGAGCAGGAACTTTCGCGGCGGACGCAACAATCAACGGTCTCACTGTTGGTTTAGGATTAGCAGGAGTTTGGACTAATACTGTAGTAGGTAAAGATGCACTAAATGCTAATACAACAGGTTCTAATAACGTAGCAAGTGGTG